ATCTGGAGTTCGCTTCAGATGTGTCTGCTCCTACCAGCTCTCGTCACTTGCGTGCCGATGGCACGAACATCGTTGCTGGCGACACCACTGAATTGGTAGCTGGTGACAAAATGCAGTACCGCCACATCGTTGAGCTGAAAGCCTTCGCGAAGGATAACTACATCCGTGGTATCCGCGCTGCTGGCAACGACGAAGTGTTCCACATGTTCGTCACGCCTCAGCAAATGGCTGATCTGAAGTTGGATTCTGACTTCTTGGCGAACGTGCGAAACGCTGGTGTTCGCGGCAACCAGAACGGCCTGTTCTCTGGAACAAGCTCTCTGATGGTTGACGGCGTGATGATCCACGAGTTCCGCCATGTGTTTAACACATCTGGTGCTACTACTGGCGCATCTAGCAACGCTGGCGCAGCCGGTTACAAGTGGGGAGCAGCCGCTAACGTAGTTGGTGCTCGCGCACTCTTCTGCGGCGCACAAGCTCTGGCCATGGCAGACATCGGTCTGGCGGAAGTTGTCGAAGATACCTTCGACTACGGAAACCAATCCGGTATCTCAATCGGCAAGATCTTTGGTCTACGCAAGCCTAAGTACAACAGCGACGTAAGTGGCAATGTACAAGACTTCGGCGTTATCGCTTTCGATACCGCTCAATAGGCAGCAGCCCCTGCAGCCCCCCTCTTCGGAGGGGGTGCTTCTTTCTAGCCAAAGGAAAAATCCATGAAGGTAGTTTCGGATCAAGATTTAAGAGTGGCCACCCTATCTGGGGCCATTGTTCTCCTACAGGCAGGCGTGGAACGCGAGCTGTCAGACGACATAGCTACTGCAGCTATGGCTCTGGGAGCGAAACAAGTAGGAACCTCCGAATCCATAGTTATCAACGAAGAAGTTGTCGTGGAAGAGGAACTAACAGCAGGTGACGGGCCCGATCCCGAACTTGTTGCAGCACTAGAGAAGCTGATCGAACTCGGCAACCCAGACGATTTCAAAGCCGACGGTACTCCGAAGGCACAGGCGGTTAACCGCGCCGCAGGACGGACTGTTCGTACAGACGAACGGGAAGTGGCTTGGGAGCAAGCCTTAAACTCTTAGTGAGGTAGAGGATGACAGTTACAGTTCAGAGCGTGATTGACCGAGTGCAGACTGTACTGCAGGACACGACTGGAGTTCGTTGGCCAGTAGTGAACGAACTAGTCTTATGGATTAATGACGCCCAGCGCGAAATTACTCTACTTAAACCTGATGCGAGCGCGGTGAACGCTACCATTACGCTAGCTGCTGGCACCAAACAAGAAATCCCTTCGGCAGGTAATCGCTTGTTAAAGGTTATCCGAAATATGTCTGCTGCATCTAATGGCACGGGTAAGCGCTCTGTACGACTCGTCGACGCTGAAGTGTTAAACGGTCAGACGCCTGACTGGCACGATCCCTCTGTATCAGGTGATGCCGCGCACACCAACATCGTGAAGCACTACATATACGAGGAATCGAACCATCGAAATTTCTACGTGTACCCCGGCGTTGCGGGCAACGCTTATTTAGAAATCATTTACTCGGCTAACCCTTCTACGGTTGCCCAAAACGGGAATCTAAGTATTCCAGATATCTTTGCGAACGCCGTGATGAATTACGTGATGTACATGGCGTACATGAAGGATGCGGAATACGCAGGTAGCCAAGAGCGAGCGTCAAGTCATTACAACTTGTTCTTAACTTCTGTTACCGGCAAGACCCAGATCGACGGGGTAACTACCCCGAACATGGAACGTCGACCACAGCAGGCAATAGGCTAACCGATGGCTATATTATTTGAGTCATTACTACCTGAGGTAATCCCGATGGTTCCGGGCTGCCCGGATACGCTGATCGAAAACAACATCAGGTCTGCGGCTATCGAGTTCTGCGAAAAAACAGGCGTTTACCAAGCTGAACTCGACCCCGTCACCACCGTAGCGAATATCTACGAATACGACTTGGAACCCCCGAGCGGCACCGTCGTTCATAAGGTGATGTGGGTAGATAACGCTGGTACGCCTCAGTACTTCGTCAAGAACTCGCAGAGTTTGTTTTGGTTAGTGCCCGTCCCACAAGCGACCAGCCCATCCAGCACAGTATTACGTGTCCAGTTGAAGCCAACACACACTTCAACGGCTTGCGATGACGACGTCATGACTGATTACCGAGAGGCGATCATCAACGGCGCTTTGACTCGTTTGCTGCGGATGCCTAGTCGGGAATGGACTGACTATAACGGAGCGAGCGTATTCAATTCGCTGTTCGCGCAAGGCATTCAGGACGCAGAAAGACGCGCACGACATGCCGACGAAGGGGTAGCTAGGAAAGTTAACTATGGCGGAATCTATTCAAGAGTTAGTTCTAAACGAAACAGATACGGACGAGGTGGTTGATCCGGTACTGACAGATATACGAACGGTATGGCGGAAAGTCCGCAGGGGTATAAGAAGCATATTGCTAGAGCAATCGCAGCTTACCTTCATACCAGAGGATGTGTACGCAGCGTGCGTAAATGGACAAGCGCTGCTTTGGACTACTGACGAAGGGTTCGTGATTACAACGTCAGAGGTCGATGAATTTAACGACGAACGCTCTTTCTTGATCTGGTTGGCGTTCGCATATGGCGGGACTGGCGGAAAGTTGGTGATGAAGTACCAACAGTTTTTTGAAAACGCAGCACGGGACGCTGGTTACAAGACTCTGGAAGTGCGGTCTCCAGTTCTTGGTCTTAGAGAGTATTTGCTTTTTCAAGGCTGGGAGATCGACACGATTGTTTATACGAGGCGCTTAGATGAGCAGTAAACCTAAAAAGTCAGAGTACCAAGCGACTGGTTCTGAAAAAGCATCAGCAGCTGTTGCTATGGCTGAGTACCAGTTCTTCAAACAGAACTACGACCCGCTTCTACGCGAGATGCGTGACAAATCTTTAACGGAAGACACGACTTCATCGCTGCGCTCTCGCGCGAACGCGGACACGATGCAAGCTCTCACGGCAGCGCCAACCTATGCGCAGACTCAACAGCTAAGTCGAGCGGGCGATCAAGCTCAAGCTCTCCAAGGCCAGTTAGGCATAGCCAATACCTCAGGAAAAGCTATCCAGAACAAAATGCAAACGGGTGTGCTGGGCACTGCTCGTGGGCAAGCTGCTGATGCGCAAACTGGTATGGCAAAAGCTTCGAGGCTCGCTACTTCTACGGCTTTAGACCGCGCGAAGAACAATGAGGCAGTACGCGCAGCTCGGTTGAAAGCCGCCGGTAAGGTAGCAGGCACAGCGTTCGGCGTAGCAAACGAAAAAGGACTCTTTGGCGATAAAGGTTTCGGTAAAGCAATGGGCGCGATTGGTGAAGGTATCGAAGAGCAACGCCAGAGAACGCTTTACGGATCGAGGAGCTAGCAAATGGGTAGAATGCGACCACTTTTGGAAGACCTTAATATCACTGAGGGCGGTGATTCTCCCACCACAGTAAACGGTTTAGCGGGTGTAGCGGATCCTGAGAAAGCGTATGCCGCAATAACCCGAGGTGAGTACCAAGATTATGTGCGTGACTTTCGTCAGTACGAGCTTGACCTCATCGATAAAGCTAAGACCGACACAAGCTTAATTGATCAAGCGAGAGAGGATATCTCCGCGTCGCAAGGCCTAGCGGCAGGAGTGGCTAGCCGTAACGTGGGC